CATCCCAATAACACCAAGCATGTGGAATGGATGCATGAGGATATTATGTTCTGCTTGGAATACGAACATAAAATTGAAAGTGCCGGAAATACCAAGAGGCATACCATCACTAAAGCTCCCCTGTCCGAATGGATACACGAGGAAGACAGCAAAGGACGCTGCAACTGGTGCGGAATAAGCTACACATATCCATGGTCTCATTCCGAGTCGATAACTAAGTTCCCATTGGCGTCCCAAGTATGCTGAGATACCGATGAGAAAGTGGAATACAATAAGTTGATATGGTCCTCCGTTATACAACCACTCGTCGAGGGTTGCAGCTTCCCAGATTGGGTAGAAGTGAAGACCGATTGCGTTGCTTGACGGGACAATCGCTCCCGATATGATGTTGTTTCCATAGAGTAGAGAGCCAGCTACTGGTTCACGTATTCCATCTATGTCAACTGGTGGTGCAGCTATGAAAGCTATGATAAATGCTGTTGCAGCGGTTAATAGTGCAGGGATCATAAGCACACCAAACCATCCCAAGTAGAGACGGTTGTTGGTGCTAGTAACCCAGTCACAGAAACGCTGCCAGTTGTCAAATGGTTTGGTTAATGTGGCTGTAGTCATTTATAAAGTGTTTAAAAAATACCTGGAATGATTTGACCAGTTGTTACGTATGCTCCAAGAGCAGCGACGAAACCAAGCATGGCTAACTGACCGTTAGTTCTTTCTGCTTGTTCCATGAGAAAGTTCTCTTCGTTTTCGTTCATGATTTCTATAGGTGGTTCTTTTGCGAAAATGTTTTGTTTACCGTATTCGGTTATAACTGTCATTGAATTGAAAGATAGGTGAATGGCGATGATGAACTGTCAGGTCGCCATGTCTACCTACTTCTTATTTACTTTCAATTGATTCTTTCTCCACTTGTCTAAGTCTTCCTTTTGTTTAGCTGTGAGTTTATAACCTGACTTATCTTGTGTATCAAGTAAAGCCATGTTTTTATCACGTAATTTTTTTACTGTTCCAAGCATGATTAAAAGTTAACGTCAGAGCGATCAAGTTTATCTAATACGTCCCTTCTATATGCAGGGTCGTCATCGTAGCGAGAATCATTCATTGCTTGCACAAGTTCTGCCTGACTACGAAATACATCTCCAGCTGCTTTAGCTGGTTTACCTTGTAACATCCTCCCCTCGTAACCATTAGCTTCTTCATAACTAGCCTTAAGTCCTTGTACTGCTAATTGAATAGCTTGTACATTTCCACTCTCAACTAAGTTATCAAAAGCATCTACTTGATTCTTAGGTAAGTTATCTGATACCCAAGAGATGAGACTTTCATAAGCCTTATCTCCTCCAGCTGAGTTCTTAATTGTATTCACCTCAGCATCTGTTAGATCAGCTGATTCTTGTTGTTGTTGAGGTGCATTCTTTTGAATCTCCATGTAAGCATTAACAAGATCAGCACTGCTCATCTCAGTAAACTTTTGCATGGTCTCAGGAGAGAGTTCACCATTTTGTTCATACTCATTACTTGCATCAGTAATAAGACTTACTTGTGGTGATGCTTCTTTTGTTTCAGGTTCTTCTTTTGTTTCTTCTGCAGTAGTTTCCTCAGCTGGTTCATCAGAACCTAGCTTCTTCTGCAGCTCTATATAAGCATCCTCTAATTCTTTTGCATCTTTATATTTACCAGCAAGTAATTGTTCTTGTTGAGATTCAATTTCTTCACCAACTTTCAAAGAGTCCTGCTCTTCAGGTGTTAGGTTCTCGCTACTGGTAACTGTATCAGTACCTGGGTCATAGGTAAGTGTTTCTGCCATTTAAATTTCTTCAGGTGGTTGTTGTAATTGTTCCATTGCTTCAGGGTTCTTACTAGGATCCATCATTGGAGCACCAGCCAGCTGACCAGCTTGATCTACTAAGGATTGTTGAGCAGCTTGTTGTTGTTTCTGCTGTGCTTCTTCCTGTAATTGATTCTCAGTCTTAACTAAGTTCAATACATCTATACCTTGTGCAGCTGCTAAACGTTTGATAGCTTCTGAAGGTTGTATGTATTGCATCAATGCTTCTGGACCAAGTGTCTGTGCAATAGTTGTGATAAATGCTGTAAGGCTTTCTCTATCTTGTCCTCTACCTAAAGCATTCACACCAGCTACTATCTGTGGACGTACCATATCTTTAGGTATCTTAGGTAGCTGACCACTACGTTGTAGTACTAGTAGTGTTCTATTTAAATAAGGAACTAAGAACTCAACTGTTAGTAGACTAAATAGACCTCCTAACTGAGCTTCTAATTCCATCTGAGTAAGGCGTACCTCCTCAGCTGTAACTCTTTCGGCTTGCCTTGTCATCATTTGCATGAAGGCTTCACCAATTCTTCTCTCTAAGACTGTTGCCATTTCGTTAGCTGTTCTAAAGTCAGCAGTTTTACCAACTTGTATTACAGCTACATCATCTGGTCTCCCTTGAATGATTGCTCCATTACCAGCTTTCGCAAGGGTTCCTGGCTTCGTGGTTGAGGAAGGTGAGACTAGAAATACAACCTTAGCTGCAGCACTTGACCCTTCTACTAGAGCTTGGGATAAGGCTTCAAGGGATTTAAGATCTCCCAAGAATTCTTCTACTCTTCCTCTTCCGTAATCTTCTCCATCAACTGTGTTCCATCTCAGTACCAACCATGGTGAGGTGTTTCTCGGTGCTGTGCTACGACTACCAGGAAGTATCATGTCATGACATTCCTGATGCCAGGTCCAGCGACCACTCTTCTCATCCAATCGGACGTATGTGTACACTTCTACGTCATCACTTTCTCCGCTAGTGGAATTATCCATCGGTTGATTGGGTTCCTTAAGTTCTGGTAGCGGGTATTCCAGAAGCTTTTTATCTATAAGTTCTTTAGTTACTATCTCTAATACATTTCCATTACCATCTCTATTGACTACATACCTTGATAGAGGGAAGTGCTTTAAGCCATCTTTACCCATAAAGATAAGTGCGTTACCTCCGACGATTAAATGTTTAATCGCTTGATGGACAACAACTCTATCGCTAGAAGCATTGATGTAATCCATAACCATCCTCTCCATCTTGGAGAATGAAAGGTCTAGTTCACTTCTAACTTCAGCTGGTAATTCTTCACCAAGCTTATCGTCTCTAACTTGTAGTTTAAAAAAGGTAGTCTGTGGTGGTAGTAAGGCTAACATCAATTTCGATGCTAGGTTTACAACCGACTTGGCTCCTACACTTTGCCATGGTTTAACAAGCTTAGCGTAGCTACCTTTAAAGTTATAGTCTTCTTGGATTAAGTAAGGAAGGGTGAGCTTTGAACAATCAACAGCAGCATCTAGAAAGCTAGATCTAGAAGTACTTAATCTGTTGTACCTTTCCCTTGCGTTCATAAGTTCAACCCTCCTTGTCCCTTATACCCAGTAGGTATTGGAGAAGTGAAACGTGCCGAGGGACTCTTACCTCTAGTACCTAGAGATTCTCTCTTTGTATTTAATTTTACTTTTGGTTCTGCATCCTCTTCAGTCTTTAGAGGTTCAGGTGCTTTTAATTCTTCAGGCTGAGGTAGTGGCTTTTGTATTGGTTGTGCTATTGGCTTTGGCATCTTTGGCATCTTTGGTGCCAGTGGTCCTATACACATTAGATTTCATCCTCCATGATTGATTTCATATATTCAATGACACTGGCTTGACCAGCTCTATACATAATTGTTTCTATTGAATCAGCTGGAGTGACTGGTCTCCAGCTAAAGTTGTCTTCTAATCTTGTTACTAATTCATCCAGTCTTTGGTTATGTAACTTAAGAGTATTGAGGGAGATTGACATTGCTATGTTCAAAGAACGCTGGCATCCGAGCTGCCTTAGTCTCAGAAAGCTCAGGAGCTTTGCCGTTATACATAAGATTATCGCTAGAATCCAGCCAAAATTTTTTGCTTAAATATTTATCGCCATAAGTATTCTTACCTAATGGCTCCATGATCCAGTTAATTGTGGCTTTCCTAAGTTTATCCAGAGATTGACTAGGAGTAAGACCCATATCAGCACATACGAGAGAGTTAGTGGCAACGTGTATTTGTTCGTCTCTGGAAATATCAGCTGATACCGTTCTGAGACCAGCATCGCCATTAAACCTAAAAAAAGGCAAAAGTACAAAGAAGATAGCACGTTCTATAACTAAGGCTTTGGTAATCATGTGGTCAGGGTGCGCTTCCCACGCATCCCTTAATAAGAAGGCTTCTTTCTCAGACTTCTCATCAACGCCTATAGCGTTGGTTATGTAGCCAAGAGCAAGATCATGTTTGATCTCATCCTTGACATTGGACTCTAGGAGTCGCCGTGCAGATTCGGGAACCTCTTTCTCAAGTGATTCTGCAATAAACTCGCCAACTGGTAGCTCCATATGGCGTATTGCGAGAGCACGGTAGATGGTCTCTTCAGCTCCAGATTTAAGCTTCCCAGCTGTTGTTTGGACGGGTGTCCATGTTCTCTTTCTATTGAGTAACTTCTCATATGGGTTCATTCTTGACAATCGCATTGGGGTTCGTTGTTTAGAATCCCCTGCAAGTAATCTTGGACATCATCTTCGTCTAACGCTGCATATGCACTTGACTTATCTTGTGTGTCTCCCATCACTTGTAGTGAATAATAAAGTGAAGTTTGGGGACTATCTAGCCACTCTTCAACGAACTGTTCGTCGTAGGTTATAACATCACTCCAAGAGTTAAAGCTATATCCATGAAGAAGCCCTGTATGGTTCAACATATACATCAACTGGTCAGCTACTTTCTTATAAGCATCCCAACCAACCTCTGAGGCAATTTCTACATCACCATAGTTATATGTTTGAACTCCATCTGTACCTGAGTCTCTATCAACTGTTTGAGCGATTGGTGGTGCGATCTCAGGTGTGCAAGTAAAGCCTTCTCTGTCTTTACTGCGATATGAACAGCTTGCGGTAGGAGCTATAGCAAATGCTCTCTCCATTCCATATTCTCTAGCAATTTCAGCCGCACTCTGAATGCCTTTATAAAATTCTGCTGCTATTAGACCAGCTGTACCTAATCCAGGTATGCCATCGTTAGTAGCTTGTAACGCATCACCGAACTGTTCGTAGGTGACGTTGTTTTGCCTTAGTAGATTTGCTAATCCAAGCAATCCAAGTCCGACTTGCTTGTCCGTGTCGGGTGAAAGGTATTCTCCACTATTTCCAACGCCTGTTTTACTATGTAGTTCGCACAGACTTCGCATACCCTCAATGAAACCACGCTGCAGGTCGGAGATTCTACAGGCACCCGTATTGAGATGGGATAAGAGGCATGTTCCCCGTGATGGCAGGTATACTTCAAGGCATACATTGCCTCGGATTCTTTTTCCATTTTTACCGTACTTCGTTTTATTTAGCCATATGTCACCTGATCTGATGCCATATATAAGTGCGTCTTTTGTTTCTTGACTAGCACATTCCCACTTTACTTCGTTAATGTTGACGCATCGTTTAACCCATGGAAGTTCGGAACGTGGGGTCGTGATGAATTCAATAATGTCAGGGTGATCCAAGTCAAGATGGAGAACACAAGCACCCTTTTTAAATCTTTGACCGCCACGTCTTAATATGTCATTTAAGGTTGAATAGATTTTTCCAAACGATACTGGTCCAGAAGCATTAAGACCTTTTCCGTTTTCACTTCCTTTGGGTCTGAGCTTAGATAAATGGACAGCAACGCCAGCTCCATATCTGAGAGCGTGGCTGACGAATCTCCATGACGCTTCGATTCCATTTGGTCCCTCCATAGAGTCTTCTACAACGAAGACAGTGCATGATACGGGTAGACGTGATTCTGGATCATCTATCCAGTTCTGAACTCTTCCAGTTCTAGATATTAAATTGGTCATTAGACTAGATCGCTTAATGTAGGTGGTTGATAATTTGCGCTCTTTAATACTTTTCCGTCTTCTCTATATGTAGGCTTTCCATCCTCATCTAGTTTTGACATATTGCTTTGATGGACTCGACGTAGAGCTTCGTCTAAATCCCATCCCATATTTGCTGCATACTGATAGCAGACATATACGAGATCACTGAGTTCTTTAATAGCATCCTCATGCAGAGCTTGACTGTTCCTAAACAGCATCCCCTCTGCCTCTAAAAACTCTTTGAATTCCTCAACGATCAAATTCTTTTGCATATTCCTCGATCTGAGACTCTTTGAGTCCTTCACATTGAACGAGTTCCTGAACTCTCTTGCCTGTTCTAAATTCGATTTCATTTGAGAGATAGTGGATAGCTTTGGAGAGGTCTTCGATGTCGTCATATTTATGGTCTGCTCTGCAGATGTATTTGATAGCATTTCCTAAGTGGAAGTTGAGTTCTTGATCACGTACAAAATCCCAAACTTGGACTGATCCACGCCTGTAATATTTGGGTCCGCTTTCATTGGTGGTTTCGGCCATTTCTCTAGTAGATTTGTAAGGCTATTAGCTAGAACAAAGTTCTGTTTCTGTAGTGCTAGGAAGACAGTGTTAATGTCTTCTCTAGCTGTATCTGGATTCTCTA